GACCGACCTCCCTGCGCGAACTGATATCGAACGCCGGGCTGAGTACGAGAAACTCTTTCGGGCTCCTGTTGAACCAGCTCGGCTTCCCGAAGAAGGAGACGCATTCTGAATACCTACAAGTCGTCGAGACGAACCGGTATCGGCTCTGGGTCTTTTCGTCGACAGGGCGAGTGATCGTCACCCGTCCCGACTATGAACTCTACCTGTGAACACGAGGTGATGCTGTGGCGATCTTGATGATCTACGACAAGGACAACCTTCATGCCGACCCGGAGAAGGAGTACCGGGGGTGCTACAAGAAGGGGTATGTGGTCGAGGTCTTTGAGGACGACAAACCCTACGTCAATCCTCCTGCGCACCCATTTGTCATACTTCAGGTTACGGGAGTCACGAAAGCACAGGTCGAAAACTACATGAACCAATGGCAACGGGCGATCACTTACAATGTCATCCAGCGTTCCGTTCCCCTTGACGGTTGGCGATTGGAGATCAAGGCGACGAATGCGAACGTAAGTGGGAAAGGCCATCTCACGCGAGTAAAGGTGGAAGAGTTCATCACGAATTGGGGCGGGCAGATCGTCAATGTGGTGCAGAACGGAGTCCGTTTTGATATCTCCATCTTCAGCATCGTGAAGTCGAGGAATTTTTGGGGTAGGGATGTCTCGCCTATCGTGTTCACTGAAGTTTCTTACGATCAAGGGGCCGGCGTTCATCGGGTATCGGCTGATTACAATGCGGTTCCTTTCCCTCCAGGGATGACGATGGAAGCATTTGAGAAGATGTTTTCTGATGCGGTTACGGAGAAGGACGGCACGGTTGTTTCCAATACGGGTGGCGTCATTATCTTCGACATCGGGCGGGACGTGGTGATTCAAATGGTGCGCGATGAGATTCAACAGTCTTCCGAGGGAACCATTTGCCGGAGACAGAAGTATCTTGCCCCGGCCTTCGTGGACCAGATCATCGCCGATGGCAGGGTGATGACGGCGACGGCGGCGCAGGTCGCGCCGTACGTCAAGACAGGTTGACGGAGTAGTTATTTGGCCACCACAAACTTAAGATATGTCGATCCGGACGCCGCCGCTGGCGGTAATGGGACTACCAACGCCCTTTCCGGCGCAAACTGCGCCTACGCGTCCCTCTCTATTTGGGAAGCGGCAAGGCAGGCCGACCTCGTTACCGGCGACATCATCGAGCGTGTCATCTGCGCCTCGAACCAGGACGCGGGCGGTGGGAGTGCGGATACGACCGCCGTCACGATTGACGGCTGGACTACGGATGCGACTCGGTACATACAGACCGAGGCAGCGAGTAGCCATGGCGGGAAGTGGAATGCCAATATATACCGGTTGCAAACCACCGCTAGTGGGATTGACAACCGCGAAAACTACTTCAGAATATATGGGATACAAATACAAGTAACTGCATCGGCTGGATCTGTTGCCGGTATATTTCTGCACGCTATGGATACTGCCGGGGCTTCTGTACTGTTCATTGAAAAGTGTATTATTCAGGGAGTTCTTTCAGGCACAGCCGCAGATAGCGATGGTATATCACTCTATGCAGGTGCGGCAACCATAGTAGGGAATATACGGAACTGTATAATTTATGACTGGATAAGAGGTACAGCGGATTGTAATGGAATATACCTTGGATCTGCTGGGGATACATTTAACGTAGATAATTGCACGGCTCATAATTGCTACACTGGATTCAAACAAGCAATATCTGGTACTTTCAATGCGAGGAACTGTGGAGCAGCAAACTGCAACACTGGATTCGCTGGAACGATCACACAAACAACCTGTTCCTCTACTGCGCCTACTTTCGTTGATGTAGATAACGACGACTTCCACCTTGCGGTTGGGGATACTACTTGGCAAAATGCGGGGACTGATCTTTCTGCCACGTTCACCGACGATATCGACGGGCAGACACGCCCCACGGGTGCTGGCACGTGGGACATCGGGGCGGATGAGTATGTGGCGGCGTTTGTTACCTATACCGAGACGGTCAGCCTGGATGCGCTCCTGAAGAAGGTTCTGTCGAAGCCCGCTTCTCTCGACGCGTACCTGTCGAAGGCGCAGGCGAAGACATCCTCCGTTGACTCCTTGCTCCAGAAACTCGCGCAGGAGAAGGCGGCGGACCTCGACTCCCTGCTCAACGAGATCGATCTCGTCAAGACGACGAGCATCGATGCCCTGCTGAACGAGGCGGGGCTGACGATGGATTCGAACCTCGACGCGTTGCTCAACGCTATCGGGCTGTCCTCTGACGCGAGCCTCGATGCCCTGCTGAACAAGGTCGGCCAGTCGAAGGCGGCGTCGCTTGACGCGCTCCTTCTCGAACTTGGGATCGAGAAGACCGCTGCGGTTGATGCGATACTCCAGGCCACGTTCGCAGCGTCGTTGGAAATCGACGCGCTCCTTGCAAAGGCTGGGATCGAAAAATCCGTGGGTGCCGACGCGCTGCTTCTCAAGGCGCTCACTTCTACGGCGGATATCGACGCCCTGCTGAAGAAGATCGGGCTGGAAGTAACCGCTGATATTGATGCGTATCTACAGGCGGTGTATTCCGGAGAAGCGGATCTCGACGCTTTGCTCTCAAAGGCCGGGACCGAGAAGTCAACGGACCTTGATTCGTTGCTCAACGAGGTGGGCCGGACAAAGGCGGCGCTTACCGACGCGCTCCTGAACCAGGCCGGCCTTTCAGAACTGGTTTCGATAGACGCTTTCTTGCAGGCCTCGTTTCAGGAGACGGCCGCACTGGACGCCTTCCTCGCGAAGGGGTTCACGGAAGAGTCAGCGATCGATGCCTTGCTCAACGCCGCCGGACTCACGAAGTCGACGAGCGTGGACGCGCTCTTGAATGCCGTCGGGCAGACGGAGGCTGCCTCCCTCGACGCGTTGTTGATCGCCACGATCACATACTACCTGACCGCCTCCCTGGACGCATACCTCACGGCGTCGCAGGTGCAGCAGGTAGGTGTTGACGCGCTGCTTCAAGAGGCTGCGCTGGTTGTGTCCGCCTCCCTCGATGCGCTTCTCTTACTGTCCGGCGCGAAGACGGCCGACGTGGACGGGTTACTTACCGCTGCGCTCACGAAGTCGGTCATGATCGATGCCTATCTCCGAAAGGAGTATGCGTCCGCCGCATCCTTGGATGGGTACCTGTCCGCGGCGGGCACCACGGAGACTTCCCTTGACGGACTCTTGCGGAAGGTGGTCGGCAAGGTTTCCTCGCTCGACGCCTGCTTGCTCGGGGAGGTAGCGAAAGAGACCTCGATCGACTCGCTGCTCTCGAAGCTCGGGCTCACGAAGGGTGTTTCCATCGACGCGTTGTTGTCCGTGCTATCTGTGGAGAAGACGGTATCCGCAGACGCGCTGCTCCTGGCGCTTGCGACAAAAACCGCCGGACTCGACGCAATCCTGTCGGCTGCCGGGGAGACGGCTGTCGAGACTTCCGTGGATGCGCTCCTGAATAAACTTGGCCTTACGGAGTCGGCCTCTGTGGACGCGTTTCTCTCCAAGCTCGGGCTGACCGTATCCGCGTCCCTCGACGCCTTCCTGTCTCAGGCCGTGGAGCGGCTCGCCTCGATGGATGCGGTCCTCCGGAAGACGATGGCAGAGACGTTCGACCTGGACGCGCTGCTGTTGGCCTCTGGTCTGGAGGCGACTACCGCGCTGGACGCGCTGCTGCTCAAGGGCAACCTCGTTTCCGCGAACATGGATGGGTACCTGTCCGCATCGTTATCGGTGAGCGTCGACGCGGACGGCCTTCTCGTTGCCGCGCTTTCTCAATCCACGGTGCTCGACGCGTACCTGCGTTCCAGCCTCTCCGTGTCTTCTTCCCTGGACGCGATCCTGTTCGCCGGGGTGACGCTCCTGCTCTCGTTTTCACTGGACGCCTTTCTATCGAAGGGAACCGCAGGCACGGCCTCGATGGACGCGGTGTTGTACCGACCGCGCCGGCGTCTGGTGCTACGTAAGCTGGACGTCTATAAGTTCATCGGTCATAAGAAGCTCTACCCGGAACCGCAGCCTCTCAGTGATCTAAAGACCGAGAAGAGGAGAACTTTATCATGACCATGCTCGCGGACCTCAAGACGTTCCTTGGGCTGACCGTGGACGAGGCGACATCCTTCAGCGACTTGCTTGGTATGATCCTCACGGCCTTGAAGATCGAAGCCGAACGGTACATGGGCCTCAAGTACTTCTCCACCGTCTCCGGGACCACCGAGAAGTTCGACGGGTTCAACGCGATCTTCGCGCTCAGCTACACGAACGTCTCTGGGGTGTCGGTCAAACTGGTAGCGGGGGACGAAGAGGAGCTCATCGACTCGGACGACTACGTGGTCAATGCGGCCAGGGGAATCGTGAAGGTGCGCAGCGGCGAGCTCCAGGCCGGGAGGGACGGGGTACATATTACCTTCTCCGGCGGTTACGGCGATGAGTCGGTCCCGAGCGACCTGCGGTACAAGGTCATCAAGCAGGCGTCCTACGAGTTCCGGCGCCGGAAAGATCCCGGACTCTCCGGCGTTCGCTACCCGGACGGGAGCGTCTCCAAGCATGAGATCTCCGAGTGGCTCCCCGACGTGGAGGAGACACTCAACAGGTATAGGAGGATCCTGCTGTGACCGACGCTGCCGCAGGAACAGGGAGACTTCGCGCGCGTCTCCCTGGTGAGATCGCCAAGGAGATGATGCTCCAATCGATCGAGCTGGCCGAGTACGTGAAGGAGAGACATCTCACCGGGGGGACGACCCCGACCAGGCTGCGGGTGCGTACCGGAAGGATGAGGGCGTCGACGAAACCAGCGCTGATCAGGCGAACAGCAGAGGGGATCGAAGGTGGCATCAACGTCGGCACGATCTACGCGCCGATCCACTTCGGACGTCGGGGAAGCAAGACGGTAATCAGGCCGAAGAAGCGCAAGTATCTCACGATCCCGCTGGACGCCGCGCTGACTCCGACGGGCACCTTGCGCGGCTCGGCGCAGTCCGGGGTGTGGGGAGAAACCTTCTTCCAGCGTTCGAAGAGGGGAAACCTGATCCTGTTCGGTAAGCGCGTCGCTCAACGCGGAGCCCGGGCGGGACAGGCGCGTGGGAAGATCGTGCCACTGTTCCTGCTCGTGAAGAAGGTGGAGATCCCGGCGCGTGTCGATCCAGAAGCGATCTTTCGCTGGTGGAAGCCTCGGGTGATCCAGGCGCTCGGGAAGATAGTGACGAACGTCACGGTGGAGGTGAAGTAGCGTGGCAACTCCGGTCAAGACGCTCCTCCTGCAAGCCTTCAAGGACGCGCTCGAGAACATCAGCGGGATCGACAAGGTGATCCGCAACCCGTCCATGCCGGTCACGAAGGAGACCGTTTCTGGCGTCCTCGCGCACCTGTGGGACGAGGCGACGACGATCACCGAGAAGAACCGGATCGACTACTACGAGATGCCGGTGCAGATCGACGTCTGGTTTCCCGTTCACGAGGACTCGGCCTCCGACGCTGCGGACCTCGTCGAGGCAGAGGTCATCAAGAACATCCCGACAGACACCGGGATCAGGCAGTACGCGATGCGTGTAGCAAAGGACCCTGCGGGGTTTTCGGATAAGGACCTGGTTGACGAGTTCCTCTTCGCCCTCGTCATGCGTTTCATCGTGACTTTCTCAACCGTCGCGGGGGATCCTTACACCCTCGCCAAAGCACCGAGCGGAGGATCATAGAATGGCAAACGCTCACAGCACGGACCTTTACTACCTCGGGAAGGGGATTCTCTCCTTCAACCGCCTGGTAAGCGGTGTGCCCGAGGGATATCGGGACCTGGGAAACTGCACTTCCTTCACGATCACGCCCGCGATCGAGAAGCTCGAACACTTCTCCTCGCGGGAAGGCATCAAGAAAAAGGACAAGACGGTGATCACGCAGGCCGGCTTGACGGCGAAGTTCACCCTGGACGAGTATGACCGGGACAACCTGGCCCTGGCCCTGCTCGGCACGCACAGCGGCGGAGTCATCAACCTGCTGGCCGACGCGACGATCGAGGGAGCCCTGCGGTTCGTGGGGGCAAACGACGTCGGACCGAACTTCCAGGTGGACCTCTGGAAGGTGGCGATCCAGCCCACGGCGGAGGTTCCGTTCATCAACGATGACTGGGGAGCGGTTCCCTTCGAGGGCGAGGTACAGTCGGACATCGACAACCACCCGTCACAGGAGTACGGGATCATCACCGAGATCAACATGTCGTAAAGACGTCCACCCGGGGGGCGGGGGCTACGAGATCCCTGCCCCCCACGACAGGAGCAGCCGATGGGTAAAGACACGCCGAACCCCGACTTCTTGAAGACGCTGTTTCCGGACATCCGGGTCGAGGGATACGATATCCGCCCCTGGTCGCTGAAGCAGACCCGGTTGGTCACTCCGGCCGTGGTACGGATCGTCGGGAAGGTGATGGCCTGGATGCAGGAAAAGCAGGGGATCGACTGGAGCAACGTGAAGGATGTCCCGACGAAGGACGTCCTATCCGCGCTGGACGAACTCGTGCCGAGCCTCCTGGAAGACGCGCCGGAGGTGCTATCCGTCACGCTCGGGATGACGCCGGAAGAAGCCGACGAGAAAGACGGCGCCGCCATGACTGCGCTCTTTCTGTCGATCATGGTGACCAACGTGGATTACTGGAAAAGTTTTTTCGCAAAGGCCGCGGGGGTCAGCGCGGGGTAGACCAGTTTGAGATCGTCCGCGCGGTGGAGCGGCTGATCTCCCGTGGACACCGGGTGAAAGACGTGTTGGAGGTATACACCTTGCCGCAGATTCAGGCGTTCGCGCAGGCCATCGACGAGAGGGAGAGGAACGAACACTTCCTGCTCTCTCATGCCTTCCGCGCGGCGCTTCAGTCGGATCGCCACTGGGGCAACTACGTGCGGGAAGCACGGATGGAGATCTCTCGCCGTCAGGCGGAGCGTTCAGGAAGCGCCGAAGGGATGAACCCCGTACAGGTCGGCAAGCTTAGGATGCTTCTCGGCGGAAAGCCGGCGAAGGAGAAGAAAGGTGGCTGACCAGCGCGACGTTGCCACACTGATCCTGCGCTTCATCGCGCAGACGGAAGAGATGTCCGCCGGGATCAAGCGGGCGCAGACGGAAATTTCTGGCATCGAGTCCAAGGTTCGTTCCACCACCGCGAACATCGCCAAGTATTTCGCGGGTGCCTTCTCCGTAGGAGTGCTGATCTCGCAGCTGAAGCGCGCGGGTCAGGCGTCCGTCGAGTTCGGGGAGGCGATGGCCGAGGTGTCCACACTACTCCCGAAAGATACGGACCTGGCGCCACTACGCCAAGGAGCGCTGGAATCAGCAAAGCTGTACGGCGCCGAGCCGCAGAAGCAGGCGAAGGCGTATTACCAGATCATCTCGGCCGGGTTTACCGATACCGCAAAAGCGGAAGAGGTGCTTGGTGCGGCGAATCAACTCGCGGTCGGCGGACTGACGGATGTCTTCACGGCGGCGGACGGGTTGACTTCGGTCATGAACGCTTACGGGGATCGCGTCAAGAGCGCGACCGACGTGACCGACGCGATGTTCGTGGCGATGAAGGCTGGGAAAACGACGATCAATGAACTTTCCCAAAACATCGGGAACGTAGCCACCATCGCGGCGCAGACCGGGGTTGCTCTCGACGATCTCCTCGCCGCAACCGCGGCCCTGACCCTTGGCGGGGTAAGGACGGCGGAGGCGATGACGCAGATCCGCTCCGTCCTCGTTGCGGTGCTCAAGCAGGAGGAGAGCGCGGTCACTACCGCTAAACAGCTCGGGATCGAGTTCAGCGTTGCTGCGATCAAGGCCAAGGGGTTTGCCGCATGGATTAAGGACGTGGCCGACAAGACCGGAGGCAGCGCGGAAAAGCTCGCCGAGCTCTTCGGGCGCGTCGAGGGGCTCTCCGGGGTGCTGTCCCTCGGTGGGAGCATGGCGAAGTCTTACGCTGCGATCCTCGACGATATGAGTCGGAAAGCGGGACAAACGCAGGAAGCGTTTAAGAAGATGAGCGAGGACGCAGCGTTCAAGTTCCGGCAGTTAAAAGCCGCGTTCACGGTGATGGCGATCGAGATCGGGGACAAGCTGTTGAGCGTGATCCTGCCGGCGACGAACCTCCTGGTGAAGCACTTTGACTCCGTGGTGACCGCGCTCCAGGCTCTCGCAATCGTGGCGGGCACGCGCCTGGCCCTCGCACTTGGTACCGCACTGGTGGCGGCTGTTGGGAAGGCGGTTGTTACGCTGCGCAGCGCCTACCTGTCCGCCGTGGGGCTAGAGGTCTTGTTCGGCAGGCTGACCGTTTCTTCCAGTATTCTCGGTGTGGCTCTCTCCCGGTTGGCGCTGCTCGGCAGAGCAGCGTGGATGGCGATCGGCGGCCCGGTAGGTTTCGCGTTGCTCGGGATCACGGGGCTGACTGCCGCCTGGGTTCACTTCGGCAAGGCTGCCGGAGACGCCGGGGAAACGGCCGCCGGTGTGTTCGCCAAGCAGAAGACGGAACTTGACAAGCAGATCCTCGCGCACCGAGAGATCAAACAGACTTCGGACGAGCGGATCAAGGCGATCGATTCGGAGATCTCCGCGCTTCGTTCACAGACCGCTGAACTGAAAAAGCAGAAGGAATCCGTGGTCGAGGTGGCTGACGGAGCGGAAGCGGCCGCAGCAGCGTTCGGCGATACGGGCGCGGTGAACGCGCAGAAGAGCCTCGGAGAGCAGATCGCGCTGAACGAGCGCAAGACGCGAGACCTCGTCGCGGAACGGGAAAACCTTTCCGGGGCAACAGTAAGGTCGGCGGAAGAGACGTGGATCGGGTACCTGGAAAAAGAGCGAGAGATCTTGCGGGAACAGATCCTCGACCTCTCCAAGAGAAAGGCTGCGATTACGGCGGGAACTCCGGAAGCGCCGGAGGTATCGATCGGGATAGCGCTCGGAGACGTGACAGGGGCAGCGGAAACCACGGCGTCGCTGGAGAAGGCTCTCGGAGAGAAGGAAGCGCTGTGGGCCGGGTACAACGAGCGCCTCGCGAACCTTCAGGAGGACGCGCGAGACAAGGCTCTGCGCGACACGATCAAGTCGGTCGAGGAGTTCAGGAAGATCCCTCCCCCGGGGGTGCTCCCGCCGGAAGTGCTTTCTGCGAGGTTCAAGGCGCAGCAGAAGATCATGGAGGTAGAAACCGCCTTCCAGCTCGCTGTCCTCGATGACTCATACCAGCGGGGGCTGGTCGATATGCAGGAGTATTATGACCGGCGCAGGGTGCTGGTGGAGACGAACACTCGGCGGGAGATCTCCGCGCTGAAGGTAGAGGCCGCGGCGAAAAGCACGAAGCCCGAGCGCCGGGAAGAGATCATCGCCGAGATCAAGGTCAAGGAAACCCGGGCGCGCGTCGAGAACATCAAGACGCTGAGAGACGAGGCGCGCACGCTCCGGGATTTCCACGAGACGGTACGACAGGGAGAACTCGAGGCGACCGTTGCAGAAAACGAAGAGCGGCTTCGTGTCATGGAGACTACGCATGATTTCGGGATCGAATCCATTCGGTCTTATTACTCAGAGCGCAGAAGGGTAACTGCAGAGAATACACAGATAGAGATCGACGAGTTGGAACGGAAACAAGAAGAGGCGGCCGGGGAGCCAAAGCGACAGCAAGAGATAGAAAATCAGATATTGGCGATCCGAAGAAATAGGCGGAAAGAGTTCTCTGTGATTGAAGAAGAAGAATCTCGCGATGTCGAAACGTTTAACGAAAGAAGGCAGGAATCTGAACGTGCTATCAACCAAGAGTTGATATCTATGCGGATTGAAAGAGCAGACAACGAGCTTTCAGAACTTGAAGCAAGACACGAGCTCGAAGCCGAATCGTTGAATAGCAGGTATGAAGATCAACAGAAATTCTATCTCGAACACACAGATGAATTACTCCTGATTCATGGAGAATATCTAACGAAGCAACAAGCGATTGATAAGCTGGCATGGGAAAGATATAAATCCCTTGCAGCGATGAAGCTTCGACAGGCACAGGAAGTCCAGCAATTCAAGTTAAATACAGCAGTGAAACTATTCGGAGCATGGTCTCAAGCAATGGGAGCTATGTTTGAAGCGTCCGGGGGAAAAATCCGGGCGTTTTTTGAGCTGCAAAAGGCGTTCTCAATCGCAGAGACTACGATTAAGACCTATGAATCGGCAGTAAAAGCATATAACGCAATGGTCGGCATTCCCTATGTCGGCCCTGCTCTTGCTATGGCTGCCGCGGCGGCAGCGATTGCCTTTGGTCTCGCGCAGGTGGCTATGATCGCAAAATCGAAACCTCCTCAAGGAATGCGTGCCGGAGGGTATATCGATGAAGGGTCTGGTACGAAGGATGATGTTCCGATCCTCGCCACGCGTGGGGAATATATGGTCAAAAAGCAGGCGGTCGAGTTCTACGGAGCGCGCACGCTGGAAGCCATCAACCGGATGCTCTTCTCCAGAGATGTGTTTTTCCCGGTCCCCGCCGTTTCCGTGCGTGCTCCTGGAACGTTTTTCCAAGAGGGCGGCGCGGTTTCTCCTGCGGCGTCGGTAGGGTCCGGGCGAGTGAACGAACCGCTGCACCTGACGATCTACCTGGGAGACGACCTTTTGTATGACAAGATCCACGCCGGCCAGCGGGACGGGCGGCTCAAGTTGAGGTTGACCTGATGAACACGAGGCTTCTCTACGAAAACCTGATCGACCTGTCCGGCGTCACGATCGCCGCGTCCTCGGAGGGCTCGGATCTTCCGGCGTCGAACGTGGCTCACCCGTTCCCGTCGCGCGTGTGGAGGACCGGCACTTCCACGGCGGCAGAGTGGGTGAAGTTCGACTTGGGGAGCGCCAAGGCGGTCGGCGCCGTCGTGATCTACAACCACGACCTCACGGGATCGGACACGCTCATCCGCCTTCAGGGAAACAGCTCGGATTCCTGGGACACCCCTGCGGTGAGCATTACCCTGGTCTGGGCGGAAGATGTGATCAAGTACTTTCTCCCCGCCGCGCAGACGTACCGATACTGGAGAGTGACCTTCACGAAGAGCGCCTCGGGCGAGACGCGCGACGTCGGGCGGATCTACCTTGGACCGGTGGTGGTTCTCGACGAGGACCCGGATTATGACAACTACCAGGTGGAGTACGTCGACCTGTCGGAAAGCGAAGAGGCTCTCGGTGGACAGCTCTGGACGGACGAGCGCGGAGAGTATCGACGGGTGCAGTTTGCCTATGACGGCGCGTTCCAGTCCACAATCGACGCCGTGTTCGCGGCTTATCTTGCCGTGAAGATGGGAACGCCCTTCTTCGTGAACCTCTACCCGGACCTTTCGAACGATCTCTACTACGTGGTCTTCCGCGCAGAGCCGTCTTGCAAGGTGCGGGCGTGGGACCCGGACGAAGGGTGGGTGAAGACTCTCAAGGCTGATCTTCGGGAGTTGGTGACATGACGGTCTTAACCGATCGCCTGGGGCGACCTTCCGCCGATACGGTGGTGATCGCGGAGCTGACCGCGGGAGAACGTCTCCTCTTGTGGTCACTTACTGCCGGCAAGACGTATACCTACGAGGCGGACTCTTCACTTCTGCCCGTTGACGTAAAGCAGAACGGAGTGTCTCTTACGTCTCAGTCGTCCGTCGATGCGGTGGAAGCAAACGCCGGGTCCTGGTATGCGGCGAGCGGGAAGGTCTACGTTCGAACGGTCGGGGACGTCAGTACCGATAGCGTAACGCTGCAAGCGATCGTTCCGTTTTACATGGCCACGAAGGCCAGGGTCCTGAACGACGTCTACTACGAACCGAGGATCGTCTCGCTCCCGTCTCTCTCGTTGCGGATCGAGAGGAAGTTCGGAGACCCCGGGCAGCTTGGCAGCGGGTCGATCTCCTTTGCAAACGGAGACGGGTATTTCGACACGCTGTCCGGGCTCCAGTGGGACGCCGGCGTGGTCGTTCTGAAGATAGGCATCGATCTCCCGGACGCGCCAGCGATCTATTCGGAGTACGACACGATCGGTACATTTCTGTCGAAGACGTGGACCAAGGGAGACGACAAGTTCACGCTCCAGTTCGAGGAGTGGAAGTCTCGCACGAAGAAGAAGATCCCGACCACCTTTTACGATCGCGACGAGTACCCCGGCTTGCGCGACAGCGACGTCGGGAAGCCGAAGCAGATCGCCTACGGGAAGATCTACGACGTGCCCCCCGTGTGCGTCGATCTGGCAAACAAGATCTTTCAGGTGGCCGGACACCCGATCATCGAGTTCATCGAGACTCGGGTAAAGAACGAGGCGACCGGCGGCTGGGTGAGACAGATCGACGTGACTTACGATCCGCCAAACGCGCAGTTTACCCTTCCCTCGTGGGACCAGGTTGCCGAGGTCGCGGCGGACTTCATCGGCAAGGCGCTCGAAGACGGGATCACGGTGATGGACAACCCGTCCGACGTGATCAAGGACATTCTCCTGACCTACCTCGGGGAAGCCCCGAGCAGCATCGGATAAGGCGATGGGATACTTCGACGACGCAAAGACAGCCCTCGCGGGAAGATCCCGGTTGTCGGTCTATATCAAAGAGGAGACCGAGGCCGCAGAGGTGATCTCCGGGATCAACGAGGTGTCGGGGACCTACCTGTTCAGCGACTACGACGGGCTGTACCGATACCGCGCCTACTCCGCCCCGACCGGCGCCTCGGTCCTTTCGTTCACTCAGGACGAGGTTTTTTTGTTCCAGGAGATGACCGACGCAAAAGACATCGTGAGCATGGTGCGCGTGGAATATCGCTATCGACCGTCCAAGGATTACTCGCAGGTGTTGGTGTACGAGAACCCATCTGCCCAACACCTTCAGGGGGAACCTGCTCCTTTACTGAAAGAGCTCCGTGTTCCGCTGTACGAGGGAAGCGACGCGGAGGTGCTCGCGCAGATGATCGCGCTGTTCGAGGGGGACCGACAGCGCACGTTCAAGGCGCGCGTCTCCCGGAGGGGGTGGAGCCTCCTCCCGGCAGACTTCATCTCCCTGTCCTATGCGCGACGCGGCGTCAGCGCCACGTTCGAGGTCCTGGAGGTAAAGCGGAACTATGAATCGTTTACCGTGGACCTGCTCCTCGGGGCTCCTCGCGGAGAGATCCCGGGCGGCGGTGGTAGCGGCGGAGGACCGGCCGGGCAGGACGGCCACTGGACGGGTGATGCGGAGAACTTCCCCGCGTCTCTCGGCGGAGGGTCGGCTGATTCGTGGTCCCCTGGGTGGACGGACGAGCAGCGAGCGTATGTCCGGGCAAACCTCGGGTACTGGTGCGAGAGCGAGTACGCGTTGGACGCGGACCCGAACTCTTACAAGCCATCTTGTTGGTCCTTCGGGTAGGGGGTGATCGATGGCACGCATCTTCATCGACGGGTTTGAGGGAGGGAACGAAGGAAATTGGGATTCCCTTTCTGGAACATCCTGGTTGACATTTATCGCGGCACCTGCCGGGATGTCCGGATCATATGCGGCAAGATTTTATTCGGGAGGTAGCGATCTTCACCTGAATAAATTTCTTCCCTCCCATCCGGTGGAGTTCTACACATCTTCCCGAGTGCAAAAAGTCAATACGAACAACCGGGTAATGCTCGCTAGGTATTGGTTCTCAGGAACGGCTGTGATCGAAATCTTTATCGAGACGACCGGGTATATTCGTGTCGCCCTTCGCCCTACGCAATTAGTTCCTACGTACATTGCGATTTCCGATACATCGCTTTCCATTGGGACTGTGTATCACGTGGAGACAAGGACGCTACTGAGCCCCACGGTTGGGATCGTGCAGGTCAAAGTCAACAACGTCGTGGTTCTGAACTATTCCGGGAACACGAGATCGGACATAGTGGAAGCTTACTACGATACAGTATCCATAGGGGCATGGGTAGGCCTTCAAGACGTTTACTTTGACGACGTAGTGTTTGATTCCGAAGAGTGGGTCGGTCCTTCCCGTATCGCACGCCTCGCACCTATCGGAGCCGGGGCACTCACTCAATTTACTCCCTCTGCCGGCGATAACTGGCAGTGCGTAGACGAGGCGCCGCCCTCCGATGCCGACTACGTGGCTACCGACATCATCGACACGGCGGACCTCTACACGCTCTCGGACCTCCCCGGAGACGCGCTTTCTGTAAAGTCAGTTCAATTATCTACTCGGGCGTTCAAGGAGGTCGGATCGACCCCGCAGAACATCCAGATGGCGGTACGGTCCAATGGGAGCAACTACTTCTCTGCGGACAAACAGGTCCCCGATACGGTCGGTGTGAACGTCACTCACCTCTTTGAAACGAACCCGGATACCGGCGTCGCGTGGACTGTTGGTCAGGTGAACGCGCTGGAAGGCGGAATGAAGGCGGTGACATGATTGTCCGTCATAGTTTATCAGCATTATGCGCAGGCGGAGTATTCGAGGGACACTCCGCACATCATCTATCAAGCCTACGCGCAGGCGGAGTACGGGAGACTGAACGAAGTCGCGGAACTCATGTACCAGTTCTACGCGCAGGCCGAGTATTCGGATGTCCCCCCGTCCTCGTTCGACATCGCGAAGGAGAAGCTGGAGGGCAGGGCGCGGCTCTCGATCTACATCAACGAGTCTATCGAGGCCAACGAGATCATCTCGAAGATCAACGCCGCTGCTTGTACCTACCTGATGAGCGACTTCTTCGGGAAGTACCGATACATCGTCTACGAGATCCCCTCGGGCTATGCGGCGCTGTCCCTGCAAGAGGACGAGATCTTCTCGATCCAGGAGATGACCGACGCGAGGGAGGTCGTTTCCCAGGTGCGAGGGAAGTATCGATACAAAACACTGAAGGACTACTGGCTCATCGAGATCCACAACCGGGAGGTATCTCAACACCTGCGCGCTTCTCCGGTCCCGCTGCAGAAGGACTGGGAGGTACCATTCGTGGAGCGGGCCGACGCCTGGTACGCAATGCAACAGGTCGCCTCCTACGAGGGGGAACCTTACCGCGAGTACAAGATGCGCGTGGCGAAGAAGGCTCTCTCTCTGCTCCCTGCGGACTTCGTGAACGTGAACTACATGCGACGCGGGATCGCGGGAGTCTTCGAGGTCCTGGAGGTTCGCCCGAACCCCGACAAGGGCGCCGTGGACCTCGTCGCCCGGACGCAGCGAGGAATCGTGTTCTACGCGCCGCCGTTACCTGGGGGAGAGGTGATCGTGATCCCGCCCGGGACGACGGTAGGACAGCCCGGATTCTGGGTGCGCCCGACTCTGCTGGAACCGGACCTCGTCCAGCATCTACCAGGCTCGATGGGCGGGGGGAGCACGGACCCTTGGGACCCGGCGTGGGACGCGGAGCAGAAGCAGTGGGTGCGAGACAACACGGGATACTGGACCTCAGACGGAGACTTCGCGGACGACGTATCGCCGATCGATCCAGAATCGTATCAGCCGAGTACGTGGCAATAGGAGGATGACATGGCGTGGAACCCCCCGGCAGATGTGACCGTAGGGCAAACGACGAAGGCGTCGTGGGCAAATGCAATCCGGGAGAGCCTGATCTGGATCTACGATAACCTCGGCGTGGGCGGGGGAGGCGGTGGGGGATCTCTCGTCCCGAACGGCTCTTTCGAGGAGTGGGACGATACGTACCCGTCCTCCTGGGGCGGCGACTCCAACTCCCTCGACATCTTCTCCGGGTCGATCACCAAGGAAACGGCCCTCAACGGACACGGGGCGAACGCGATGAAGATCTCGTCTCCTGGATCGGCGGGCGGCGCGTTGATCGGATGCACGGACAAGTTCGCCGTCTCCCCGAACCACCCGGTGCAGGTCTCCTTCATGCACTACGCGAGCGTCGCGGGGATGCACAACCAGGTCGAGGTTCGGTTCTACGCAACACTCGCCACCACGTCCTACACGGCGGTTACGATCTACGACAGTACAGCGAACCCGACCTCGTGGAGGCTGTTCCAGAACTTTGCGGCTCCGCCGTCGAACGCGAGATGGGCGAGGGTGATGGTGATCGGAGGCGTGGACGGAGACGGTGGTGCTGCGGGTAGCGCCTACTTCGATGGGGTTGAGGTGTCTTCTCCGATCCCTACAACCGGGGCGCACTATGAAGGAATCACTGAGGCATTTTTATTAACTACATATCCTTCTTGGGGTGCAGCAGGTTCCGTCTCTTTTTATCTTCCATCACTTTCTTCAAATAGTAAAGTACGCCTTACTATTGCAGGCAAGATTAAAAGCAATAATGCGGAAAGAACGGCATATCAACGTTTTCGGGTTGGATCACAATATTCAGGAGAAGGCAGCCAATTAGGAACGGCTTATAAAACTATAAATTATATAATAAATCTATGTGGAGTAAGCGGGACACAGACTATGTATATGGAATTGGCGACTGATGATGGGCCGGGTTTGGGAGTTTATGGGAAGATGGACCCAGGGGACTTAACGGTGGAGATTTTGAACCCGTAAGGGGTGGAGGGCATGGCATATCTTGTCGTCAAGAAGCACGGCATCCCGGTCCTGGCCATCGAGGGCGGGACAGCAGAAGAGGGGCCGACCCACCTTGCGAACGGATATCCGCACCTTCTCGCGTCATATGCGGTGGGATACATCACCTTCACGGAGCAAGAAGCCGCCCCGACGCTCGGGCCGATGGACTACGTGGCCTCGATGGACGCGTACCTGGCGCGCATCGCTGGCTACACGTCCGGGGTCATCGTGCGGTTGCTGTACGACCTAGAGCGACGGGTCCGTGCGCTGGAGCTCGTCGGCACGGCTTCCTGGCCCGCGTCTCGAAGGAAAGCGCTCTTGTCTGGTACTGGGGATTATCTCTGCGTTTCGCAGGGCGGGATCTGGGGATCATAGGAGGATATCGTGGGATATTCGACGGCGGCGAAGAACGCGATGCTCAACACCTTGGGTGGGCTCGTCACGCACATCTCTCTTCATTCCGGAGATCCCGGAGCGAGTGGAGAGAATGAACTCTCGGGAGGCAGCCCCGCCTACGCGCGGCGACCGATCGCGTGGTCGGCTGCGGACGGCGGAGAGATCGTGGGGGACAGCACGTACCAGTTCAACGTGCCGGCAGGCGCGACGGTGGCGCACGTCGGGTTCTGGGGGGCAGCGGAAGGAGGGACTTTCTATGGATCTGACGCGCTCTACGCGGAGATGTTCGACGGCCAGGGGTTGTACCCGCTGACTCTCGTGGTCGCAGACTTAAATGGGTAGCGAGGAGGCAGCATGCGCATCGTAATTGACCCAGGACACGGCGGGAAAGACCCGGGAGCGGTAAACTCGAGACTTAAAATCGAGGAGGCTGATGTCGCGCTTTATTATGCGAAGATGCTGCGCTCCTACCTCCAAGGTAACGGCCATCAGGCCATGATGACGCGAGAAGATGATACCTATATCTCTCTCGAGAGGCGGGTGGAAATCGCACACGAGTTCGAAGCCGACCTGTTTCTTTCTCTCCACTGCAACGCCGCGCTGGATGCTGTTGCGGAGGGCATTGAAGTATGGACCTCTGTGGGGCAAATGGCATCCGATCGATATGCGACGTTTCTGTACCGGCAAATTGAACAGACCTTCCCAGATCGAAAGATGAGACAGGACACGGAAGACGGAGACCCGGACAGGGAATATAATTTTTACGTGTTACGGAAGACGAGGTGCCCAGCAGCACTTCTGGAGCTTGGGTTTATCACGAACGACGCCGAGGCGATCTGGCTCCGAGACTTTTCTACAATGACTGATTACTGCGGAGCAATCGCCGCGAGCATCTCCAAGTGGGATGCCGCACGGAATGGATGATGGGAGGTGGATACTGCGATGGCGGACGGCTTCCACCGGAGGCGTGGGAGTTCCCGGAACTGAAGTCCAGAAGGGGGACGGTGAGATATGTGTGCGCCCTGTGCCTGCGGAACTTCGGTTCCTGCCGAAAGGAGGTCAGGATTGAAAAGAGTAACGGGAATCGTCTTGGCGCTCGCCTTGATACTCCCTTCCACGTCGTGGGGGGACGTGGTGTCGAAAGCCTTGTCCTCCAAGCCCGTGAAGACCTACGCACAGGGTGGTGCGATTCCTGCGGAGAAGCGGCCGGATATAATCTACCGATGCTACTACAGAGAAAAAGGGGGCGACGCTCCATGGCTGATATTTGGGCAGAACGTCGGTACGTCGACCTGCGTCGGAAGTGTCAGCATGGAGAGAGGGAAAACGTATCAGTTCACGATGGACGCCGTGCTTGACGGTGCGGCGTCTCAACTATCAAAGCCCCTGAAGTACCGTCACAAGGGGAAGAGGAGGTAGGCAATGAACTTCCGGGAGTGGCTTCGCTTTCTGTTCGGGGGAGGAGTACGGTTTATCTGTCCCGAACATGGCCAACTGGTCCGCCCCGGAAAGTGCCCCATCTGTGATGCGTGGCCACACATCGAGTCTGGCGGGGTAAGGATTGCTAAAGATCGACGGTTGAGAAACCAATAAGGTGTCTTGTAGGATGCCGGCTTAGAATGATGTCAAACAAACCAAAAGCCCCTGAAGAGCAATACAGGGGAAGAGGAGGTAAGTCATGAAGCGGTTTCTGATCGTTGCTATGCTGCTCTGCCTGCCGGTTCTTTCGTGGGGTGCTGGTCTTAATTGGAACGCGCCGACGACCTACACGGACAACACCGCGATCCCGGCGGCGAAGATCTCCGCAATCGTCTACAAGAGCTACACGGGGGCGGCTTCGGCGGGACCGTGGACACTGAACTCGACCACGGCGCCGGGAGTAACGAATGCGACGGCACCCGACCCCGCGCCGGGAGGGACTACCTGGTACACGGTCGAGGCGCTGCTGGAAGGGCAGACGAGCGCAAAGGCCACGGCGGTTAGCAAGACCGTCCCTTTCCTGGTTCCGAAGGCCCCGACGGGGTTGACGGTGAACTGATTGCGCTACTCGTCGCGGCGGTCCTGGGGGCGCTGGCTCTTTTCGCAACTGGCCACCCGTGGCTCGCGGTCCTGCTTCTGGTGGTCGCTGGCGTTGCGGTGGTCGCTTGGTACTTGAGAAGGAGGAAGGGACAGTGAAAATACTTTTGGGGATCTTTCTGGCCGCAATCTTCGCCGTCGTCATCTGGTGGCTGACAAGGAGGAAATAAACCATGCCCGACTGGAAGAACTTTCACACGTTCCTCTTGGTCGTGGTTCTCATCGTCGGCGGGACGATTGGTGCGACGAACTACTTTGCGAAGGCCGAACACCTGAAACTCGTTGACATGCGGCTGGAGCAGAAGATCCAGCAGGATCGTTACTGGTGGCTGAAGGATCGGCTTGAGAAGCTCCAGCGAGTGTTCCCTGCAAGCCGCCCGGCACCGCAAGAGGTGCGGGAAGAGATCGGGAACCTGGAGCGGGAGATCAAGGAGATAGAAAAACCAAAGGAGGCAAACAAGCCATGATCGCATATTTATCGGTGCTCATCATCGGACTCGTTCTGGGGCACTTTGGTGGAGATTGGGTCGTCGAGAAGGTTCGCGGATGGTACCAGGGACTCGGAGGGGCCAAATGAACGAACTCAAGGAGTTCTTCATCTCGGCAGACAAGGGGCTGGCCGCGGTCACCGTGATCCTCGTACAGATCATCAAGATCTGGTTGCCACCCGACCCAGCGGCGGAACCGGGCAAGGGCTCCTTCACCGTCGCCCCGAGGTGGAAAAGGATTCTTCTCCCGCTCACGTTCCTCATCGGGACGGGACTTTCCGTGCTGTTCAGTCCCAGCGCCGTCGCCACCGTGCAGGCACGAGTCATCGTCGGCCTCCAGACCGGCGGCCTCGCCGTAGTGATCTGGGAGATGTACTCGAACTGGGTCAGGCCGTTCTTCGAGAAGCAGGCATGATAGTCGATGGAGGGAAGCGATGAGCGATTCCGATTTGCCGTCTGTGAAGCGTGTGGCAAGTTCCTGGGTTACAGCGATTGCTACCAGGCCGATGCTTGCCCTTATTATCGTCCTGATCGTGGCACTGCTGGCGAGCGCGGCGACCGGGTACGTGGTCCGACAGAGAACGGTCGCGTTGATGATCCAACAGCTGAAGGACCAGGCCGCGAGCTACGAAAAGACGATCCAGGAAAGGGAGGTAAGATACCTGCGGCAGGTCGGGCCGCTCATCGCGGAGAGAGACGCGCTGAAAAAGCGGCTCGGGAAGATCAAGCCGCTACCCGCACCGGCAAACGACAAGGAACTGATCGCAAGGTTCAAGACACTCGGGTACTGAAGAAGGAGGGGAAATGAAGACGACGGCCCTGATCCTGATCCTGATG